TATCACTCCAGCCCCAAAGAAAAAAGCAGCTACAAAGGCTTAAACTATGGGAACCTATTTGACCAAAGGGGAAACCTTTGCAACAGGTAACACTGTAACAGCAGCCAAGTTAAATAACTTGGTAGACAATGCCACTGTAACGGCTGGCTCAATAGGTTCAACAGAGTTAGCTACTAACGCTGTGACTGCTGACAAGATCAGCACTGCATCACCTCAACCTGTTACTACAGGAACAATCAGGAACAATGCAGTAGATAACACCAAGCTGGAGGATATGGGATCTCAGACTGTTAAGGTACGCAGTACCAACAGCACAGGAGATCCTTCCAACTTGGCAATAATAGGGGGAGGAACAAACGGATCCTCTAAGATGCTTGTAGGAACAAGTGACAGCATCAACGCAGTAACAGCAAGCCAGTTCAAACTGGTTAACAGTAGTGATGCAGATGTTACCAACAACACAGCAGCAAAGCTAAGGCTACACACTACATCAGTTTCAGATTGGGATACTGTTGCAGCAGCTACTGACGTACACGATGATAATGATAGGCTGCTATTTTATGATGCTGATGGAGTATCTGCTACAGTGGCATCACTTAAACAGATTGCTCCTAAGAAGCTTCTGCAAAGTTTACCAGCTACTACAGCAGGCACAGGGGTTGTGCAGATAGCTAACGGATCTGATGTAACTGATCCCTTTAATGCTACAACTGTAGAAACAGCTTTTGCACCTACTCAAGCAATCAACTGCCCTATATTTGCAAAGGCTTGGGCAGATGTTAGTAGTGCCTTAGATTTTGATGCGACAAGTGGAACTATTACCTTAGATTCAGATTATAATATAAACACAGCAGCCTTAGCTAGTAAGGGTGTAGTTAACTTTACTTTTACAGACTCAGTACCTTCTGCAAATTATGTAGTTCTTGTTACTAATGCAAACTACACAACTGGAGGCACTCTCACAGAAGCATCCAGAGCTATAGTTTCCAGTAAGACAACAAGCGGGTTTACTGTAACATTCTACGAAGTTGATGATACAAACACTGCCCTAACTACTCCAAGAAATGCTGCTCTATTAGTTTTTGGAAATTAAATGACACTTTTACAAATAGCCACATACATCTGCAATCTGGTTGGTAAAACAGACAGTACAAGCATCACCAGATGCAAGGAGTATGTTAGGCAGCATCATCAGTTAATCTATGATTCAGCTCTTTGGCGTGAAAGCCTTACAGTTGATCGAGTAACAACTGAACCAGACGGAAGGATCATCTACCTTGAACTAACAAACGGAGGAAGTAGTTACACTTCAGCTCCTACTGTTGGATTCACAAGTACAACAGGCAGCAATGCTACAGCTACAGCCAAGTTGTTTAATGATTCAATAGGCGAGGTTGTTCTTACTAATGCAGGCCACAACTACGAGGATAATCCTACAGTAACTTTCACAGGAGGAGCTGGAACAGGAGCAGCAGCTACAGCCTACGCTTCAGGATACAGTGATCAGTTGGTTTTGCCTCAGAATATTTCCCAAGTGTTGGCAATAACAGCAGACAATGAAGAACTCATCCCTTCCGAAATCATCACCCAGTTTATGGCGGATCCGTCATCAATTAACGAGAAAGGAAATGCTAATAAGTTTTCTGCTATTTCCTCTGTGGGTATTAATTTTAATCTCGTTAACGGCTCTCTTTACTTTGAAGCAGTGGATGCAGAAGACGCTGGGAAGAAGATCGAAGTAGTAGGCAGATTAAAGGGTGATCCTGATAGAATTTATAAAGAGACAGTTACCTTGGCAGCAAGTCCTTCAACTAATGTGACCTTTGAAAGTTATTCTGAGATTACATCTTTGTCCAAGGAGGAAACTATTGACACTATTATCGTAAAGAACATTACAGGATACGATAAGTTCTACTGGAACGGTTGGGAAACCAAGTCTGAGTTTCAGAGAGTCAGATTATACAGCAGGCCAGAGTATGATTCTACTGGGCCGATACAGTTGACAATTTTAGGGAAGAAAAAGATTAGGCCACTAACGGCTGACACAGATGCTCCGATGATCAGCGGAATAGATAATGCACTGATCAAGTACGGTACTGCAGATATGCTAAAGAGGCAGAGACAGTACGGAAAAGCACAGTTGGAAACTGGTGAAGGGGATAGGCTCCTAGCAGTGGCCAGAGATGCAGAAACAAATCAAACAGCTAAAATTATGAGGATCATTCCAGAGGATCTCTCAGGAGCATATACCCGAAATGATTTTAGTTTCTAAAAATGCCAGTCTATTTCAATGATGCAGTCGATGATACTCTGCTGTATGATCGGCAGGCTAGTTTTATAGGTGGTCAAGTCTCCAATTTTAGGGAGAACCTTTTAAACGAGTCTCAAGCTGAACTGATTAAAGATCTAGCCCCAGAGATTAACGGGGTTCTTAAAACAAGAAGAGGCTTTCACAGGTTTGCAAATCTTCTAGGTAGCACCAGCAGCAGCACAAACGTACAAACACTGCACTTTTTTGACTCTGACAGCAGAGAAAGAGTGATTGCTGCAGTAAACGGATCTCTCTATGAGATTCAGAGCAACGGAACAGTAGCAGCTATAAGTGCAGTCGCTGGATCAATGAGTCCAGCAACTACTCCTGCATATATGTGCCAGATAGCTGATAAGATGTACTGGAGTAGTGATAGTACCAGCAGCAAGATATTTGAATTAAAATATTCTGGAGGGGCTTGGGTTAAAACAGTGGCAACAGATGCAGCTCCTTTGAATGCTAAATACCTAATAGCAAACTCAGGAAGAGTTTTTGCATATGACGAAAGCAATAATGATATTTACGTTAGCACTATTCTCCCAAATTTAGCTTCTACGAGCACTTTATTCACTTTAGGAGGAACTACTATAAATCCGTTCAAAGTAGGCACAGGAGCGGAAACTGTGACAGGAATGTACTCTTGGGTAGGAACTAACGTAGTAGTATTCTGTGAGAACAGTGTTTATCTGGTTGATACCAATCCTCTAACAGCAGCCACAGCTACAGCAGGCAATGCTACAGCTACCTTCACTATTAGGCAGGTTAGCAATAAAAGTGGTTGTGTTAGCCACAGGGCTGCTGCTCAGGTTGGTGAAGATCTTTTCTATTTAAGCAAGGACGGAGTAAGGAGTCTAAAGCGTACAATGGCTGAGGAAATGGTAGCCAGTACTGCAGGGGTGATCAGCTATCCTATTCAAGATTTAATAGATTCAATAAACTGGAGTGCTGCAGTTCAGCAGGCTTCAGCAACTTTCTGGAACGGAAATTTTATGCTGTCTGTTCCAATACTCAGCAGCACAGTTAATAACTGCATTCTAATATACAATGTAAATACCAATAGCTGGGGAGGATACTGGCAAGGCAATGCAGACTATAACGTCAAAGCTATTGATTTTGCAGTGCCAGCCTTCAGTGGTTATGCAGAGAAACTTCTGACACTGGACAAGATTGGCAATGTAATGGAGCTAAGAGATTACGTCTCTCCAGAGAACGCTGTTAGCACAGATTTCCAAGACAACTTTGACGGAAGCAACTACAGAGATACAGCTTGGCAAGCAGTGACAAGAGGCTTGGCTTTCAACGATCAGCTAAGTCCAAAGAGTGGAGACTTTGTAGAATACGAATTTGATAGGAGTAATGCTAAGGTAGATATTATTCCAATCCTTGACGGGGATGAAGGTGAACGATTAGTAACAAATTTAGAAACTGGATCAGGAGATATATTCCTAACAGCTTCAGCTCCAGTTTTACCTTTTGTCTTACCAGATGCAAAGGTGAGAAGATTTAGATACAGCCTCACACAGTACGATCCTTTTAGAGAGCTACAGTTTAAGATTCAGCAGAGCACAGGGGATACAACAGGAAATAAATATGTTGCTTTGAGAAGTATTCAAAGCGGGGCATTTATGGACACTATGGAGGCAGATCAATGAGCTACGAGGATAAAGTAGCAGAAGCTGTAAAACTTTGTGCTGGAGGCAATAGAGAAGCACATCTCTACCTTAATATCATTTGCAAGATAGCTAGGTTTATTGATGACTTGTACGATGAAAAAGAGAATTGGAAAGGGTCAGATACTTATGATTTAGCCTTCCTTCTCTTGGTAGAGCTTCCAGATAACAGCTTCTTTAATCAGCATAAGCACAATCTCCTTCCCCTGCATTTAGTTTGTCTCAATGCTTGGAAGGATGCCAATAGCTGGGAAGATGCTGGTAAAACTAAGCGTACCTACGCTTTAGTGATTAGAGATACTTTAACAGAATTGGGCTTGATGACAGCCTTCCTCACAGGAGGTAAAGATTATCTTGAGAGTATTAGTTTAACAGTGAGAGAACTTTTTATAAAAGAGGAATTTTAAAAATGGGATTGTATTCACCAGATCCACCGGAACCACCGAATTACGCAGAAGCGACTACTGAAGGAGTTAGAACAGAAGCGTCATTATTAGCTTTGAAGAAGCGTATTGAGGCTGCTGCTCGTATGGGAGAGAAAACAACCTATAAAGATCCTGTAACAGGGGAGGAAAAGGTTGCTGATTTTACAGGTGTTGGTGATGTTGATCAGTCGAGGAAAGAATTAGATTTTGCAAAAGAGAGTGCTGACAGTATTGCACAGTCAATGCTTGATATTCGTAAAAAATACGGAACTGAATTTGTTAAGCAATCACTTGAAGAGTTAGAACTATCTGATCCTCAATTCAGAAAAGTTAGAGAGGCTTTAGGAAAAGCAGCACTAGAAGATGTTGAGGCAGGTTATGCACTTGCTCCCGGTATGCGGGAGGAAGTGGTAAACGCAGAGAGAGCTGGGCAAATGGCAAGAGGGAATGCTTTTGGAGCAGCAGCAGCTTCCTCTGAAGCTTTTGCAGTTGGTAATGCAGCTTTCCGTTTAAGGCAGCAGCGTCTAGCTAATGCAGCTAGTTACTTATCAGGTACAACTCCTGTAGCTCAGTTTGGGCAGATTGCAGGAGCACAGCAAGGAGCTGCTCCTTTCCAGCCAATGGGAATCAGGCAAGGCATAGGACAAGATCCAAATGCTGGAGCTAGATCACTAGGGTTAGCTACAAATACATACAATAATCAGTTTCAAGATTATATGAACCAACAGCAGCAAGGTGCTGATATGTTCGGTTCTGTTGCAGGTCTAGGTCTAGGAGCTTTCACTGGAGGAATTTTAGGGGCAGCAAGTGGAAAAGGTTTTGGAAAAGGTGCTTACAAATCATTAATAGGATAATATTATGTCAATGAGCGGAAAAACATTTTTGGCAGCTTTTCAAGTTGGTTCTAGGCTAGTACCTGATGAGATAGACAGGAGGGTCAGCAGGAAGAAAACCAATCTTCAGAAAGACCTTCTTGAAATCGAAAAAAAAGCAAAAGACTCTGAGAAGATCCGTAGAACTGAAGGAGTTAAAAGTTATAACGATTGGGATAGAGAAATTAAAGAACTAGACAAAGACAGTCCGTTTTTCCCAAGGCAATATGCAGACATTACTTCAAAGTATATAGGAGGTATAAGTTTGTGGCCTCAAGCGTACACAAGATACGAAAACACTGATAACGCTATTAAAGAAGATGCAAGGTTTAAGGGAAAGGTGGATGCTGTTAATGAGCTGGTAGTTGTTAATGATTGGTGGAACAAGACTAACAAAGGAGATCCTGTAAATATATTTGAAGTAGATGATGCTAAGAGAATAGAAATAAACAAAGCGTATAAAGATCATATTAACGAAGAGAAAAAAGGAGAATTAACAAGAAAACTTATTACTGAGGGAGAGGTAAAATCTCAGCTAGAAGATCAAGCTTCGTTTAACACTTTTGTTAAAGAAACAGGATCAGACTTCAAGCCAGAAGACTTTAATAAACCTGAAGCTCAGAATGCTATGAGGGTTCATAATCAACTTAAAGTAGTTGAGGAGCTTGTAGTAGAAGCAGGCACATCAGGGATCCCAATACTCAGAAAACTAGCTATCAAAGAAGACGGTACAGGCTACAGAAATCTGGTGGATGTTAAGTCTGCACTTCAAGATGTTATTAATGAGAACAAAAAAAGTGAGAAGCGTTCTGGAAAATCATTATCTGAAGCAGAAGGCAACTCTCTTATGTATTCTGAAAGGATGCGTTTCAATAATAAGACTATTGACCAGATGTTTATTGAAGGAGCTGCTGCAGAAGAAAGAGGGGAGAAAAACTCATTTTCTCCTAATAAAGATTTTATAAACGGCTTAATAGCAAAAGCTACACAGGATAGTGACTTTAGTATAGGGAATGCTCTTCTGGATGATGATTTTCAAATGTACAAAGTTGCTGCTGATAACTTTATCAGGGCAGTTCTTCGTAAAGAATCAGGTGCTGCTATAGCTGCCAATGAATATATTGGAGCTTTCAGGGATTACCTTCCTCTTTACGGAGATAG